GGTTCGTGCCACTGATTCTACTTCCATACAGGAATATGGTAGGCGTGTTATGAATCTTACATGGGCAGAGGGAACAGAAAGAAAAGCAATGCAATCATTGGTGAACTATCATTTGGCTAGATATAAAGACCCCATAGCTAGAACCACATGCACCATAAAGGGTTCCACTGATGCCCTGAGGACGCAGATAATCACCAGGGAAATATCCGACTTGATAACAGTTGTTTGTACCAATCTTGGACTTAATGCCGATTGTTTTATAAACTCTATCTCAATTAGTGATGATCCTACTGGAATACCAACTTGTGTATGGGGGTTGGAAATTCAAAGGGCTTATGAGCTCTTAACACTATTCACATTAGATACTAGCGAATTAGATGGGCCTCATATATTAGGTTCTTAAGGAGGTAACTATGGGTTGGACTAATCCTAAAACATGGGCAGCAGCAGTTTTGACATTCGCCGATATGAATACCCATGTCCGCGATAATCTTAACTTCCTAAAAGCTAATATAGCCTTAGAAGCTGCCGTAGAATTAACAATAGCTACAGGGGTAGTTACAAAGACCAAGGCTTATCATACTATCACAGTCGAGGGCGGTGTAGGCGCAGGTGCTGACCAATTAGATACTTGTGAGGGAGGGAGTGAGGGGGAAATTCTAATACTTAAGGCCACCACATCTGGAGCCAATGACACCGTGACTATAGCTAATGCTACTGGTGCAGACACATTTATACTGGCAGGTGGAGCCAACTTTGTAATGGACCATGTGGATGACAGAATCATGTTTATCCATAATGGGACTGAATGGGTTGAAATCTCAAGAAGTGATAATAGTTAAAATGAAAGACTTAGCAGCTCTGTTCAAAGCGTTTGTTATGCCCTATTTAGCAGTTTACTTTGGCTCATGTGTCGGCTTCATGGTTGTCACAGGGCAGGAAGTTCCAATAGAATTGTGGGTTCTCTTTAGTTTCCCCCTAGGTGAAATGGGTATCCATTGGAGCATAAGTAAAGTGGTGAATAAGTAATGACAGATAAATGGTACAACTCATATCGCTGGTGGTGGTCAAGAATAGGTGGTAGACCTTGGACTTATATCATCAGAGACTTCTACCATAACCACCCTATCCTTTGGACTTTCATGATCCTATGGGCTTGCTACCTTTTCAATAGATTTATTCACATACAGTGGCACGATTGGTTAGTTTTGAGTGCCGGTGTATTACTAGGTCATCTACTTTGGGGAACGAAATATACTCCAAATCAAGACGCTAACAACTCTATGATGCCACCGGGTGAGTCCCTTAGTGACTACAAGCAGAATTGGAAAACATAAGACTTTACTGGAGGGATTGAAAAATGACAAAAGAAGAACATGAGAAAATTAACTCATTAACCAAAATGGTAGATGCAGTGGCTATAGATGTGACTGTAATCAAGACAGTCCTCCTCGGTGTGCCAGATACACAGAATGGTGGATTGGTAGAAAAGGTAAAGGGAAATAGTAGATCAATATCCACCCTTAAAAAATGTTTCTGGGTAATAATCGGTATCCTAATAGGAACTGGTATCCTGTACGGAGTTCAAATATATGGAGTCTGAGATGCCTTGCCCAACACATGGCATAGAATATGAAACAATAGGCGAGCGGAGAGTTTGCCCCAAGTGTGGACATACCCCGGGATATAAGCAGATTGATATTGTCCAGATTCTTAGAGAGAACGAGCAGCTTAAAGCTGACGTGGCTTTCTACAAGCTAAGGTGGTTGGAGTCCCCAAATTCTGATTAGCCCATGAGATGCATCAGGATTCATCTACAGCCGTTTTACTGTTAATAGGTAATGAAATGTATGCCCCGAAAGGGGCTTATTTTTTGTTTCCTTTTTAGGTATCTGAATACTTATGTCAATAAACGCCAAGTAGTACTTTAGTAGGGGATAGCTAAAAGTCGTCAATAAACTACTTGACAGAACATATATCTTGCCTCCATAATGTTAATAGACTTAATTTTAGCTAACTTGACAAAATAGTCTATTAACCGAAGCTAAAAAATATTACGTTAAGTAAGGCTAGGGTTTAGTCCTAGCCTTTATTTTTTAACCAAATTTTAACTGAATTTTAACTAAATAAAACTTCGGGGGGGGGGCCACTGGTCTACACTAAAAATAAAAACAAAGAGGGGAGGGTGCAGACAATGGCTAGAGCTTTTGAATTAAGGTTTAAGGGTAGGGAACCCGAAACAGTTGAGAGGATCAAATTCTTAGGACACCGGGAGTTTTGTAGGCAGGAATTTGGAGACGAAAAAAGGGGTGGGTACGGACTACAGGGATGGTTCCAGAAACAGTCAGGTTGTGAGCACGACTCCATCTATCACTATGTGGGTGTTCCTGAGCCGCTCCGTGATATGCACATTAGTAAGCGTCTCTATCTGCTTATTCAAGACCGTGATACTAAGTGGAGAAGGTTGGTTCAAAGACTTGAGAATAAGATTGGGGATTTAGAAAGAACTAATGAGTTGAAAGATGAGACGATAAGAAACTACCAGATAGGCGATCAAAGGGTCTGGCAACCAGTATTTGACCTAATTGAATCAGGAGTAGAAGAAGCGGAGATATGAGACCATCAAGATTGACATTAGAAGACAAGATAGCCATAAAGCGTGATTATAAGCCCGGACTAGGGGGGAAGATGGGGAAGCAATACGGTGGTGTAACCCGGCAGTATGTACACATAATCAAGAACGATCCTAGCATTGTTGTGACTGCACAGAACCGATTTTGGGGCGGTTTTTGCCACCGGGTAATAGCAAACATCAAAAGACTGTTTATGAGGTGAGCGATGAAGATAGACATTAATCCTATACAGACCGAGTTAAATGATCTGTCTGGTAATCGGAAGGTTAAGGTTAAGCTCGATAAGCGGATGGATATATCTACTTCAGTCAGTGAAACAGACCAGGGTTTCTATATCCGGCTAAACCCTACCAGGATTCATACACCAAATCAATTAGAAAACCATCTCAATATGTGCCGGGAAGCCGTAGGGGGTGAGTATTGAAAATACGATGGGCGAGATGTGCATGTATCGCATTCTTTTTGTGGTTGCTTATCTATTTTATCGCCTGTAGCACTAATCGTTTTTGGTGTCATCTCTATTAAAAGCGGAGGGTGGCAGTGGAAACTATTGAACAGTGGGTTGACCATACTAAACAAACCATCGATTTGAATAATCTTACGCCAGATTACTCTGCTAATCAGATGCAGAATTTGCAAGTAGTAACGAGAAAATTACAGTTTGACCGCTGGTTTCGTTTAGACATCCATTTTATATTCTCAACGATGAAGTGGTGGCGATGGAACTAACAGAACTAGATAGGACAATTATGACCATGATAAGTCAGGGATATAGCACACTGCGCATAGCCAAGACACTAAACTATACGGAAGGCACTATCAGGAACCGCCTGACATTGCTTTACCGTGTCTTCAATGTAAAGAACAGAACTCAGCTTGTGCTAAAGGCTATCAAGTATAAGCTCCTTGATATACAAACAAGTAGGTATCCCAGAGTACAGACTGCTATTAAATCCTTGCCACTAAAAAACCGTATCCGTATAGCCTGGTTCATTTTATTTGGGAGGACTGATGATGGTAGAAGCACCGGCAAAAGCAAGAAGTGATATTGAGATATTGGTAGAGAAAATAGACTGCCTGATAGACGAGAGAATACGTGACCTTTGGTACACAGCAGGCACCCCATCTTTCTCAGATGCTTACCGTACTGTATGTCATGGCCGGATTGATGAGCTTGAATCCATGAAGAGGAATATCAAGAGGCTGGCTGAGGAACTAATCAAGGCTGATTAAAGATAACACGCATTATCTCTGGAGGATGAGAGTTGGTAACAACCAAGACTAAGGAAATCTGTAGACATTGTGGTAGCCATCTCATAATCTCTGACGAGGATGGAAACCCTTACTGCCTTATGTGTGGGATACCATATCACACAGAGGAAGCCACCAAGGAGCTGGTGAAACAGAAATATGGGGGGAGTCAGTCTGGCTTCCCCCAGGGAGGAGGTAATTAATGATTGCTATATGGTCACTGGTAGGAGTGGGAACAGCATTACTAATAGCCGTTATCGTTCTCATTGCAATGGTGAGAAAACAGGCTAAGAAAGGTAGGTGGTAAGAGATGGTAGAGGAAATAAGGCATTATCAAATCGAGCAAAGGTATCGGGTAGTCTTTGAACAAGCTGCTGTAAAAGGTACGCTTGGCTTTAAGGTAGAAGCTAATGGGGATGATATGTCCCTAGTACAAACTGAGGCCGAGAGATTATTGGAATATGCTAAAGCTAAAGCACCAGCAAGCGAGTTAAAGTAAGGAGTTAATAACGGAGGCGGAAACTTAAATGCCAATCTGGGAAGATGATAAGACAACCATAGCAGACTTAGATAAAATCCGCCGAAAGTCTAAGTGTAAAGTCTGTGGAACTAAGTTGAACATCTATATTGCTCCAGATTCAGGCAAGGCATTCATAGCTTGCTGGGATTGGCTTAGAACACAGCATGAAGGCATCGAGAGAGAGGCAAGTCGCTATGAAAGGGAGGGTTTAGCGAGCCTAAATATAAAAACGAGGAGGGAAATCATGGAAAAAGAATACGGACCTGGAATGACTAAGGCACTAGAGAAATATCAAGGGGCAGCCGTTATTACTCGGAACGTGGCTACTGAAATAGTTAACACCCTTTGGGGGAGTGCGCCACTAATCGAAAAGCAAAAGTGTATTCTTTTATGCCAGACCTATCAGCTGAATCCGCTTATGAAGCATTTATATCTAGTCGGGTATAAGCGGAAAAAGGACGGCAAAGTAGTATTAGACTCGAAAGGCAATCCGGTAATAGATTGGTCAATACAAATCGGTATCGGGGCTACCCGGCTGTTGGCACAGAGGAAGCATAACTTCTCCTATCTTGATATGACACCGAGAAAAGCCTCCCAAATGGAAATTGATAAAATACTCGGTGATACGGCTGACCCTAACTGTATCTATGGATTTGTCCACATTAAGGACGTTGATACCGGCGCTGAGGCTTTTGGACTTAGAGGTATTGAGAGAACTGCAAGCATTAAGGGGCAGGATAAAGGTAACACTCATCTCAATCAGGCTTGTGTGCGTGCTGAAAGGCTGGCACTGGACAGGCAATATCCCGGTGAGATGCCTCAAGATATTGAGACGGTAGATGAACGATATATGGAAGCTGCCTATAAGGTGGTTGACAAAGCGACTGGTGAGGTTATTGAGGGCGAGGCTAGAGAACTTAACGGTGGGGAACCATCCTTACCACCAGAGGCAGCAGAGCCGCCGGATCCAATTGTTACTCCCCCTAAAGAACACTGGTGCGAGGAGCATAATTGCTCCTTTGACAAAAAGACTGGAAAGTATGGGGATTTTTACGCACACAAAAAGCCTGAAGGTGGCTGGTGCAATGAGAAAAAGAAAAAGGACAACGAATCTAAACCAGAAACCCAAGCAAGCACACAGCCAAGTGAGGTAACTAGCCCAAAGGCACCACATGAGCCAGCCGCAAACACAATAGAAGCCCTCAAGGAAACGGCACAGCTCTGCAACTGGGGCACAATGGACATAGGCCAATTCTGTAATGCCGAAAAGGGGTGGAATATCCGAGAGTTCAAGGATTTGAAGCCCGATCAGATCACCGAAGTCGTAGACCACATAAAGAGAAACCCTAAGTAATGGAGGATTAACAACTGAATAGCTTGCTGGTGGCAATACTCCTGACGTTTTGATACTGATAGAGGTAGCCAGCAAGGAGCCAGCTACCCGAGAGGGAAGGATACCAACTACATACCGATGTCAGTTGGACTAGGATGTAACTACTCGCCCTTGTATCGGGGTTAGAAGTTGGACAACAGATACTAGCTGGCAACCTGTGGGGGTGAAGGTTGCTGATTAGTAAGGTTAAAACCTAATAGTCAGATTTAGTAAACAGCCCCCACAGGGTGAATAAGAAGTAATGCCGATACTTCACTGTACTAAATGCGGTTATGAATATACAGCTAAGGACTGGTTTAAGAAATGCCCAAAGTGTAGAAAGAAAAAGAGCCGAGGAAGTGAGAGGCTGTATGTGGAAAGCGAAAAAGGTGAGGGCGGGAGCTGATTTCTAGGGTCAGCAGTTAGGCTCATTAGATACTGGATAGAGACAAGGAAATAGATTTTGAATCTTATCTTGGAGGTAGCGAAATGAGATTGGTTGGCGTAATTTTAACTGGATTAGGAGCTTTCTGTATGGGGGCTTACTTCACTATGCCTGACTTAATATCTGCAATTGCCCCAGCGTTTTACTTGGCAGGTATCTTGTTAGTATTAACTTCAAAGTAGATAACAACTCTTATCTTTAAGAAGGATAGCTGAAATGATAAAGCAATATAAGATTAACAAGCATAATTCTACGGTTTGTGGTTATCCTGGGCGCGACTTTGATTGGTCAAGGTTTGACTGGGAAGGTAAGAGTATTCACATAGCCCTGTTTAAGGGGGAGAAAGACTACAAAGCACCGAAGCCCTTTGTAGATGATTGTCTTATAGCAGAGAATTGTCAGTATCTTCATATACCCTATAACTTTGCAGAACATGGAACTATTTATCGAGTCCGCCCTAATGATTCTATGTATGCCGGTGAAGTATATCGAGGGCACTTGGTACGGAGTCAGAAAGCCATAAAGAAAGATGATGGCTGGTATTGGGAATTGGAAGTAGCTGAGATACAGAGACAGGAGATGCCAAAGTGAGAATACTAGGCTTTTCAAAGAAGTGGCCAAAGCTCCAGCAGCCCGAGGTTACCACCTTCCGCTTCCGCCGGCGGGACCGGGATTGGGAAGTTGGTGAGGTAGCGCAGATGGTCTATAAGCCGAGAAGCAAGGGGCGGGAGATCCTGGGCGTTGCCCAAATATTTTGCAGTGAAAGAAGATGGGTTCTTAATGCGGAAGGTGGTGAGCTGAAGCACTATGGAGATTACTTTGCGGTTAAAGTGGTTAGAGAGGATGAGGCAGTATTGGATGGATTCAAAAACCGGGCTGACATGGTGGATTGGATAGGACGCACACACCGACTCCGGAATGTCCTAGAGCCGATGAACAAGCTGACCTTGAGGTGGGTAAAAGGAGAGTGATGATAACCTTTGACCTGGACAAAAGGGTAAGGCTCTCAGATGGCCGCGACGGCTTTGTCATCGGCGGCGCATACAAAGGTGGCCAGACCTTGGGCATAACGGTTATGTTGGACAACTATATAGAGGTTGAATGTCGGGAGGACCAACTTACCAAGATAAAACGAGTCGGCGAATTGAAAGAATATGGCCAGGAGAAAAAGAGGTTACTGCCGCTGGAAATCACTAACCATGAGAAGTTACGCTGCGCTATATGGCATGACCATTGGAGTCGCTTTGGCATAGGCACCGAGTCTGCCTCCCCGGTCTATAGCAAGGAATATAGAGAGGGCAGAATAGTACCACTCCCCGGCAGGGAAGATATAAGAGAGACCGATTCATTGGCTACAAGGCAGCTAATATTATTTTGAAGTTGAGGTTAGGTAAGTGGCTAATCTGACTCAATGTATTAAATCAGGCAATGCTACAGGTCAAACCGGGTGGTTGATAAAGTTTGGCTACGATGCCGATTTAGTGGAGAAATTAAAGCGGGAAATTCACCATACCGGTAGAGAATGGCGGGAAGCCTTTAAAGAGTGGTGGGTAAGCGAGGACTATGAGGATGTGCTAGACCAGCTATTTTCTAACTGGTATGCACTGGCTAAATGCCAAGGGACTTTATTTTGAGGTACGTAAGTGGCTAGACCACAAAAGGAGGGGAATATGCCAAGTGAATATTCTGAAAAACTGAAAGATCCGCGCTGGCAAAAGAAACGCCTTGAGATCCTTGAAAGGGATGAGTGGGCTTGTCAGGTATGCTTTGACTCTGGATCTACCCTAGTTGTCCACCACCGGGACTATCTTCCCAATACTGACCCCTGGGATTACCCTGATTCTTATTTGATTACCCTTTGTGAAGAGTGTCACGAAAAGGAAAGAAAGGTTCGTCCTGTTGCTGAGAATGACTTACTAGGGGTGCTTCGCTTACTGTTTTTTGCTGATGAAATAGAGACATTTACTGATGGTTTCAATTCTATGCAGAAGTTACACATTGATGGGGTTGTGGCTGATGCTTACAAGCGAGCACTAGTAGAGCCAGAAATACAACAGGAACTGATAAAAGGATACTTGGCTGAATTAGTAAAGAGACATAGCGAGGAAGCAACAATAAATGGCGAAACCTCAGCTTGAAGACGGACACACTAGGATAGCGAATGAAATACTGGAGCATCTGATAAAGATGCACCTATCGCCAAATCAATGGCAAGTGCTTCTGTGCATTATTCGTAAGACCTACGGCTTTCAGAAGAAAGTTGACTATATTGCTAACTTTCAGATAGTAGAGGCTACTGGTTTATGCAAGGCTGTGGTATCTAGGACATTACATAGCCTTAACGATATGAAACTTATTGACCGCAAGGGTAAGTATATCGGCTTTCAAAAGGACTGGGAGCAATGGCAAAAGTTAGCAGTTCTGTCAACTGTTCAGGAGTTAGCAGAACAGTCAACATTAAGCTCAAAGTTAGCAGAACAGTCAACTAATAAAAGTTTGCAGAATAGTCAACCAGAGTTAGCAGTTCTGTCAACTGAGTTAGCAATATCGTCAACAAAAGTTAGCAGCCCACGTGTCACACAAAAGAAAAAAGAAACTATACAAAAGAAACTATACAAAAGAAAAGGGGAATTCCAAAACGTTTTACTAACTGATGAGGACTACCAAAAACTTATAGATAAACTTGGGGAAACTAAAACTAAGGAGTGGATAGAAGAGTTATCCTTTGGTATTGAGAGCAAGGGCTACAAGTTTCAAAGCCATTATGCGACTATTCTAAATTGGGTAAGGCGAGAACAGAAGAAAGGAGGTCAAGGTGGAGCACATCGGCAAAGTGCTAGGGGGATTCCAACAGACTACACCCCCCCAGAAGAAGCCCGCCGGCAACATCAACAAGGGCAAGCCCGTGGATAGGCAGATGGTCATAGAAGCACAAGAGCAATTGGTTCAAGATGGCTATGGCCCGAACCCGCTTTGCGAGAAGTGTCATGGTATCGGTTGGGTTTATAAAGATGTGCCTATTGGTGATGAACAGTTTGGGCAAGCATTTTCCTGCAAAGCAAAGGGATGCCTTGCAGATTCAAGCCAGAAGTACCGCATGGGCGAAAGTTATCTGGCTAAGATAGGCGTTACTCAACCTAACTCCTCCTTTGAAAAATTCCTGCCAATTAAAGGGACCGAAGAAACATACCGGGCTTTTTATAATCTGGCTTATGGAACAACCGATTTACCTTTCCTCCTCTGCTATGGTGGTGTAGGAAATGGGAAGACGCACTTATGTCAGGCCCTAGCGATTGTTCTTAATTGGCGTGGAATCAATGTCAGGATTTATGTTGTAGCAGATCTGATAAGCAGTCTAAAGCAGGCTATCCCGACATTTACGATAGACAGAGATATACAAGTACTCAAGGAGATAGATGCCTTAATTCTGGATGACCAGGCTTTTGAGGTTGGGGAAGATGGGCAATATAAACTCGGTACTGGTTGGGAAGAAAGCAAACTAGAGGGAATATTAGTTGCGCGATATAGAAAGCGGTTAATTACTGTCCTGGTAACTAATGGGGATGCCATTCGCCTACCGGAGCGGATATTCTCAAGGTTTAGTGACCCAGATGTTGCCCAGATGGTGCTTAATACTGCACCTGATTACCGTAGGAGACAAATAGGAGGTAACCAATGAGTGAGTATGAATTGACAATTGAAGAGATAGCTAAGTATGAGAATACACCAAATGCACATTTTGGGGGAGATGATAGTTATTGGGATATAAAGAGTATCCTCAAAGCCCAAGTAGCCAAACTCCAATCTTACTATGCTTCTCTGGCACCAGAGAAGTTGGTGGAGGAAGTAGAACAATGTATCGAACGAACAAGATGGCTAAACGATAAACATTTTTGCCCACATGAAGCAACAAAAATAATCCTCTCTCTAGTTATGGCTTATTATTTGGAGAAGATAGAGGGGATAGAGAATCGTTATAAGCCTCATCCAGGTGGACTGATAATGGAAGTCTATGATTTAGCCATCCAAGCCGTTCTCAAGGTTATTAAGGAGGTGGAGTAAGTGATATATAAGCAATCAGTTATTGAAGTGAAGATTAGGCTTGACCCTGTACCAGGTTGGGGGCATGAACCAAAAGACCATGTAAGGATGCTTGAGAGTTGGTTAATGGATAGCATCCCACACTATAAACCTAAAGTGAGATTGCTACGAGTGGAGGAGGAGCAACAAAATGAACAGGATTGAGGAATCGCTACAAAAGTATATTGATAGAGAAATATCAACGGAAAGGTTAGCGGAGGAACTGGGTGTCAATTTCTATGTCTTGGCTAGTGCTCTGAGACGAGGTTGCCAGCTATTTAAGCCACAGCCTGATGATAGTTTGCTGACAGATGAAGATGAACTCAATGAGATTACCGCTGCAATTTATAACTGGCGGCTTAATATGGATGGCATCAAAGGTCTTTTATGGCAACACCAGAGCCAAATTATACATGCCAAAGATAAAGAGTGTCAGGAGAGGGTGGGCCAAGCCAGGAAGGCAGGTATGAAGGAAGTGGTGGAGTGGATGAAATCCCAAATAGCATTTGCCGCCTTATTCAAACCGCGCAAAATAAAACGAAATGATAGGGTTATAACCATCGTTGATGTGCCTATCGTTGTAGAGGAATTTCAAGACCAACTAAAAGACTGGGGAATATAGATGAAGGAAGTAAGTGAGCAGAAGAAAGCACAGGGCCGCGGTAAATGGTTTGAACTCAAGATAGCCAAGCTATTCAAGGGGGTAAGAGTTGGTAGGAGCAAAGCTGTTAAGGTGTTCGATCAGTGGACTCAGGTTAATTGCCAGAGGCCCCCGGATGTAATCACCTTGAAGTATGCAATCGAGTGCAAATACCACAAGAGATTACCTGTCTTCCTTGATAAATTGGTAACACAAATGGTAACGAATTGTCCTAATGGGAAGATACCACTTGCTGTCATAGGCGACAGGGGTGAGAGATACACGTTAGTTATCTGGTTATTACCTGACTTTGAGAAGGAACACATAGGAGAAAGGGGTTAAAAGAAAATATTCTTGTAAGAGTATTGATATATAGAGGCTAATTAGATGCAGGAATACGGGATAAGATGAATAAACTGAAGTACAAGAAAGCATGGTCATGGCCTGAGCAAGTAGAAGATTTTATAGCTTCGAAGGCTCGAGGTTTAACCATACATGTAATGAATGGCACAAGCAAATTGGGGGATATCCGCATAGATAAATTCACCGAGCATACTGACATAAGAGCTGATGCTTTGTGGCTGCCGATAAAATCTGAGGTGGCTGATAGTGTAATAAGTGACCCACCGTGGGATATGGATTATGTCTACAAACCAAAATTAATTAGTGAGATGAGGCGTATTCTGAAATTCGGTGGGCAGCTTATCTTTAATGCCCCTTGGTGTCCGAAATGTCCAGGGTTACAGCTCGAGGAAATCTGGTGTCCTACTTGGCAGTTAATGACCTTCACTCATATTAGTCTCATATTCGTACTAAGAAAGGTCAAGAGTAGATTATTCGAAGTAGGTGTAGTCAATCCGTAATGGAGTTAAACATCTGATGTGGTATGAGGAATACGGGATAACTAAACCTTACTACGGGGATGAATGGACTTGTATAGTTCATGGTGATTGCCGTGAGGTATTACCATTGATACCAGATAAGAGTATTGACTTGGTTGTTACAAGCCCGCCCTTTAATGCAAATATGGAATATGAGCAGGGGGTATGGCAATCCTTGAATGAATACCGTGATTGGCTAATTAGTTGTTTTATCTCTCTGTGGTCGGTATGTGGCAGTGGAGCTTGGATTACTTGTGAACTACAGGATTTACATGTATCACCAGAACACTCTCATGCATTACCCGAACAGAAGGAGCAATTTAATATGGCAACATCAGCCTACTTGACTGTTGCTATGGATAAAGCAGGCTGGTATTTCAAAGGTGAAACCATTTGGGATAGAGGCCGATGGGTAAATAATATGGCTGGCAAGATGGCATGTGCCCCAGGTAGTCCAGCTTTGTTAGTTCAGCACTCAAGAGTTTTGTTCTTCCGCAAACCAGGTGGTAGAAAAGGGGTCTATCAATATCCGGAGGAATCTAATGAATGGAAATCAAAATGGTGTAGAACTATATGGCCTCATATACAACCCGAGCATGACCCTAACCATCCAGCAGTTCTACCAAAGAGTATGGCAATGGGACTTATTCAAGGATGGTCACTGCCAGACTCAATTATTCTCGACCTATTTATGGGCATAGGTACTGTGCCTTTTGCAGCCAAGAAGTTAAACCGCAGGTCAATAGGTATCGAGATAGAAGAAAGGTATTGTGAAATCGCAGCCAAGAGGTGTAGTCAATCCGTAATGGAGTTAGGGGTATGACTCACTGGTATAAATACAGGTCAAAGGACAAGAATATACAGGGCTATCACCCGGCCAAAAGCAAGCTGGAAGTGGCTCGGTTTCTGGGGTATCCGGTATCTAGGCTGGTCATAGAACGGGTTAGTTGGAATGGGCAGGAGTTTATAAATGGGAACTGAGTTTATTAGTGGTGATTGCATTATACCAGCACCCATGATGTCTGAAATAGATAGGCAGAAACGAGTAGAGCAATATAGATTGGGTGCTTGGGCTAGGGGTTGTGTCATTGAAAAAGAATGGCGAATAAGAAACCCTATTTTTGACAAGAAGGGGGAAAAGTCAACCACTATGATGCGAGTTAGACCAGCTAAGAAAAAAGATGAGGTTGAGTTTATCCTTTCTAAATTGGAGGAGTTTACAAAGGAATGAGTCACAAGTGGACTGATGAGGAACGCCAGATAGTTAGGCGTGATTATAGAGGCACTCATCAAAGCGCTCAACAGATAGCGGACAACCTTAGTGTCTCATTTTGTGGAGTCAAAGGTCAAGTGCAGAGGATGGGTATATCCTTTCGCCCTGATATAAAGTATTGGACACTTGAGGAAGAAGAACGACTTGCCGAATTGATAACGAAATATCCACCTTATTCAGTAGCTAGGAAGATGAAACGAAGTACTAACTCGATAATAACTAAAATCAAGAGAATGGGATTATCGAGGCGGGCTCGGGATGGCTGGTACACTAAAAAAGAAGTTTGCGAGATATTAGGGGTAGACCATCACTGGGTACAGGCGAGGATAGATTGTGGGACACTACAGGCAAGCTGGCATAATGGTGTAAAGCCACAGCAAAATGGTGGGGCTCGCTGGCACATTGAAGAAGAAGATCTGAAGTCATTTATCCGTAAATACCCCCATGAGTTACATGGGCGCAACATAGACGTTTGTCAAGTCGTAGAAATACTAACTGGGATATTGTATTAGGAGTTTACAGAGTGCCAGAAAAAGGGGTAAACTTAGATAAAGAGATAATGCTGACCGAGAAAGAAAGAAAGCTAATTCAGCTAATGCGTCAGCTTGACTTTTTCAAAATTGAGGTCCATGGAGAAGACGGGCAACCAGTGAGGGTTATCGATATTAAAAAGAATATAAGACTCTAATATAATATCGCTATCAAAGCACTTGAGGCGAACTTTGGAGCTGTAAAAGGCTCTGGGTTCGCCTCTTTTTATTAGAGGAGGTAAGTGTGGAAGTTATAGAGAAAACAATTACCTGTTACCCAGGGGATGTGTTTCACCTCTATCCGTTAGGAGACATTCACCTAGGTTCAATAGATTGCGTTGAAGATGCCATAAATCAAAAGGTTGCTGAAATCCTAAGAGTCAAAAATTCTCTGGTTCTAGGTATGGGTGATTATGCTGATTGCATCCGAAAGAATGACCCTCGCTTCAACATAGAAGGTTTAGCTCCTTGGCTAGAGAAGGGCAATATTATCGAGTCGCAAAGGCAAAGGGTAAAGGATTTATTTAAACCTTTAGCTAAAAGGAATAAGCTATTGGGTTTAATTGAAGGTAACCATGAATATGAGATTCATCTTAGGCATCAAGACGATATTACCAGAAATCTATGTGGTGATCTCAAAGTTCCTTATTGTGGCTATTCCTGCTTCGTAGTCCTCAATTTCACTTGGAGAAAATCATCTAATTCTTATCAGGTAATTATACATGCGTGGCATGGTGCAGGATCAGCACAGACAGAAGGCGCTAGGCTAATGAGGTTGGTCCGGCTGGTTAATGATATACAGGCCCATATCTATTTGATGGGACACCTACATGCTATGACACAGCATACACCAGACAGATTAATTTATCAGAAAGGTAGAGTCAAAAGTATCAAGTTAGCGGCAACTATTACTGGCTCCTGGTTAAGAACCTATACACAACCTAAAGCAAACCAGCACCTGGCACCCAGTTATGGTGAGGTAAAGGGTTATAAACCGAGCCGTATTGGATGCCCGGTAATTCATATAGCACCAGATATACAGGAGTTCACAATAGAGTCATGAGGGGATTAGGCAGATGGGTAAATTCTTTGATGCTCTAACTAAAAAAAGAGGTGGTATCCCTGAACCGCTATATGAGACAACGGCTGTACTGTGTTATGAAGTTGGCAAGATGCTCGAGCAGGCCATGTATATGAAATGGACTGAGGATGAGAGAACCATTTTAGCCCATCGTGGTTTTTATAAATCAGAGCTCATGGATGCTATAGCTCAGTTAGCTTTAGTTTGCGAATCATTAGGTCTGGATTTTGATGAGTGGAAGGAACTTGGCATAGAGAAAGCTATGGGAAGATTCACTGGCAAGGAAAAGAAATCGTGATTGGTTATTTGGTTGGCTTAATAGGCATGTGGCTTTTTTGCGATGGCATTATCAGTATTCGGTTATATCTAACAGCTAAAGATGAGACTGGTAAGCGAGTCCAGAGTTGGAAATATGACCACTCTATACGTCTAGTCAGGATTATATGCGGAATATTATTGATGTGGTTTGGTACTCAATATGGAAACTGAAGTAAATACCTGGCCGCTATGGATGTGCCTGAAACCTGAACAGTTGGCACTACTGATTATGTATCAGTGGAAGCACTACGGTCTTAAACTCGACTTGATGATAGACATATATACAGACATTGAGAGCTTGGAGGAAATTGACCAGCTCATGCGGGAGCCGCCGGAATATCACGGAGAAAGTCATGGGGCCACATAAAGACCGTTTTCCTCCAGATGAAGGATGCCACCTATATCCGTCTTGTCTCTCTTGCCCTTTGCCTAAATGTTTTTTTGATTTAAGTGTGAGTGAGCAGCGCGCACTGGGTAAGAGGGCTAAGACTGATGAGATAAGGAACCGGCTCAGTAAAGGTGAAAGTATATCAGACTTAGCAAAGGCTTTCGGCATCTCGATAAGAACGATTCAGAGGATAGTAGGAAAGCGGATAATTGAGTGAAGGAATACCGCGATAAAGGCAAGTTGATTTGGGTAGCCCCTGGAGCTGTGCATTATAGCCTTGAGCATGTAGAGTGGCTACTTCCTCAATTGCGGAGCTTGAGAGAAGGGAATTATCCCCCAGAACCAAAGGATAGTGGATATGTGGATGTTCAACAAAGAATTACTGAACGAGCCCCTTTTGAAATAGTGTGCCAGGTTGCTGCCGAAATTGATATACGGTTAGCCAGGACGGGACTCGACAGATACTTGGTAGAAGAGGAATATTGTAAAGGCTTATCGGAGTTAGAGATTGCTCAAATGCTACACATGGATGACTTTGAGGTATATAAGAGGATCAGGTCGGCGGTATCTTATATAGCGAGTGGACCTATCCCGCGCTGGATAGCTACTGGAAAGAGGAAGGGGGTGTCATACCGGGAGTGGGTGAATAATAGACGTAGGCAATGGCTCAAGCATAAAGAGGCAATTAGAAGATGACAGAATGGATAGAAAGGAGGTGAATGATGGACTACGATAAACCCGAAGTAGTGAGTGATAACCCCGATCTGACATTCAAAAATATAGACCATGAAACCTATAGAACATATATCTTTCCTAATGGTGAAGTCACTATAAATAGGCCTTTATGGTTGAATGTATCAGCTAGCGGGGGGCATCGACTATTAGATAGTGAGGGTGTATCACATTACATCCCAAGTGGGTGGATACATTTTTTCTGGGAAGTGGATGACAAGGTACATTTTAGGTTTTGATGAAAGGGGGTGATGCCAACTGTACGATAAACCGTACTATCTACAGTAAACGGGCGTAGGGTGGGACAAGGACATAATATATACTCACTGAAATATAGAAGGTTCCGAAATATCGGTAAAGAACTTGACAAAGTAGCCATAGTTGTGGTATGTGTATAGTTAAGATGTATAAGTATGCCCGGTAGAAACACCGGGCATCTTGTATTATTACGAAGGGGAACGGTGTAAGGTTCTGTCCTTATGAGGTTCCCCTTCAAACATTAGCCCATCAGTTAAGTCCTATGCATGTGTGTTGGCGGAATGGTGGCATATAAATTGCATGGTACTGCAATCGCTACATAGGGTCTGGTGGGCCTAGCCTTATCTGCCAAGTGTAGAAAAAGGTCTTAAGCCGTTCAATTCATTGAGTATATTGAGTATATATTCAACATTTTGAGCGGCTTTTGCATTTAAGATGATAGTGTTATATCTCTTATGGGGGAACTGATGGATAGTTATTGTATAGGCATTTTTCTTGTCGGACTCGGGGTTGTGACAGTTGTAGCTGTCCTGATATACCTTGCTCGATTGGGTTGCAAAAAATAATAGGGGGTGGATTATGCTTAATTTACAGGAACGGCATGAGAAAATCTTGTATCCAGTGGTAAGAATAAGAGCCGGTAGCGCAGGGGGTTCGGGTACTGTTATATACTCTAAGCCGAATCCGATCAAGCCTGGGGAATTTCAAACATTTATATTGACTTGTTCTCACGTTGTGGACAGTTGTATTAAGACTGCAAAGGATTGGGATGGCCTCTTAAAAAAGAAAGTGGAGAAGGAAATACTTGAGCAGGTGAGCGTAGAAACCTTTGACTATGTTTATATGTCACAGGTCAATAGTTCCAACTCTCATCGGGCTGACATCGTAGCATATGATAAGTACCATGATATTGCAGTTCTAAAACTAGATAGTCCTAAGAAAGTTGAGTATGTGGCGCAGATCATACCTAAAGAACGTATCGGGGACATAAAGATTTTCACGCCCGTATATGCTGCGGGATGCTCACTATTGCATGACCCCTTCCCTAATCTGGGTGAAATAACCTATCTCACCGAGGATATAGATAACAAGCGCTACTATATGAACAATGCCGATCAGATATTCGGCAATTCAGGGGGTTCCGTATTTCTGGCTGAAACAGGTGAGCAGATAGGTATTACGGCGAGGGTTACGATTACGCAGATGGGATTTAATCTTGATGTTCAGACCTGGATGAACTTCTGCGTTTGCCCTGAGCGCATCTATGAGTTCATTGACGAGCAGGAACTCAAGTTCCTATATGATGATAGTGATTCGTTTGACAAGGCACTGAAGCGCCGGGAAAAGAAAGAGAAGGAAGCTAAACTTCTACAGATGGCGAGGGAAGATCAAGAGGAGGCCGAAGCGACCCCCTCCGATGCAACATTAACAGTCTAAGAAGCAGGGACCGGACTATCATAACCACACCTCCGGCAGAAAATCGTCTTATTAGTACGGGGTGGTGGCCGGCACTAAGGTTGAAGGCTCCCGCAAGGGTGAGACCACCACGACCAGGCGTTATCAACAGACACAACGGGCTTAACGCAACTGCGTACCCAATATAAAGGATATATAAATAAGTAACAATATACAAAGCAATGGATAGAAAACATACCGCACTCACTACCGAACAAACCGTATTCGCGGAATGGCTCGCGCTACCCCCGCTGGAACGCTCCCCGGCAACACAGAAGGAAATGGCAACTGTTCTGGGGGTATCGCCACGAACATTACAGCTATGGGTAAAGATGCCCCCTTTGAAGCAATTAGTAAACCAGCTTTATTCGGATAGACTCATAGCCCTAGTTGCAGTAGCGACCGCCTTGCTCGAACAAGCAATTAAGAAACCGGGCAGCGTGAGTAGAGTATCCTTTGACTGCGCTAAATACATTGTGCAGGATTGGGCTAAGAAATATCAAGGGGGTGGGGATGTGGTGAAAAGCATTGCTGATTTATATAGGAAATACCACCCCGAGGATAACCCTGTAAATAACTAGGTGGAGGTTATTTCCGCCTTTTCTCTTACGCCATTTATGTTACATCCGGATACAAAAACCACTATTGGGCCGCACTATGTATCTTATGTGCGGATTCCTAGGCGTGTATAGCAATTATTGTAAACTTGTAGACAGCCGTCAGGCGTGAGGTTGCCTAACCATGACAAGTGGTTAGGGGCATGCCCCCCAAAAATTAGAAAGAGTTGGAGAGGCGGAAGAAGATACCCTCTTACAAATTCCAGTCAATTTTAGGTTCAGGGCTAGGGTCTAACAACGGGGTCTAACAATGGCACTAAAGGGACAGGCGAAGGTAAATTATCAGCGTTCATATATGAGGAAGAGGCGTTTAACGGTAAAGATGATGTTGGCTGACCGGTATGGGTTTCCGGTAAAGGTACGCAAGGTTGATGCTGATGGGTATGTAATACCTGGGATGTAGACTACTCGTATTTAATTTTAAGCCCTTAGGAATTGATTGTAGTGCGTTAAGTTATGATACAAACTCCTGATGTAGACATTAAAGACATAATTGAGTGGTGGCGGGGTAATCCCGCCGTTTTCATAAAAGAGGTACTGGGAATAGACTTATGGTCGAAGCAGATTGAGATAGTCGAATCGGTAAGGGATAACCCTGGGACATCGGTTCGGTCTGCATCGGCCGTGGGAAAGACTTGTGTTTCTGCTTGTATTGCCCTCTGGTTTTTATGTTCTTTCAATCCGGCCACGGTTCTAACAACAGGCAAGAGCTTTCGCCAGATTAAGGAGCAATTATGGCGGGAGATAAGGGCAAAACATGCACAGGCCAGGATACCCATTGGTGGTGATATTACTCAGACCAGTTTAACATTGGCTGACGATTGGTTTGCCTTTGGTTTTTCTACCGATGAACCGGATAGGATAACGGGCTTTCACAATAAACATGTTCTAGAGATAATTGATGAAGCCAGTGGTATACCCGATGAGGTATTTGGGGCTCTGGAAAATCCCCTAGCTGCCGGGTTTACCAGGTCATTATGGTTGGGCAATCCCACTCAATCGGTGGGTAAATTCAGGGATAGCTTTGCCAGTTCCGTTTATAAATCCTTCCACATATCGGCCTTTGATACCCCGGCATTTACCGGTGAGGGTAATTATCCCTTTTTAATAAGTAAGGAATATGTTGAGCAAAAAAGGCAAGAATGGGGTGAAGATAATCCACTTTACGAAGTTTACATAAAGGGGGATTTCCCATCTGGTGAAACGGATAGGCTGATTCCCTTTGGGCTGGCTGAAGCCGCCATTTATAGAGAAATAAAACCAGACAAAGAGGATTTAATCGCTATTGGGGTTGATACTGCCCGATTCGGTGATGATGAAAATGCCCTCTATGTAAGACGGGGCAATAAAGTTATAGATAAGGCTTTCTGGAAGAAGAGTGATACCGAGGCGACCATTGGGCATGTAGTTCATAAACTTGGAGAATATGAGGGGGCAATTGTCAACATAGATGAGGGTTATAACCCTGGTGTAGTGGATGGCCTCCGAGCATTGAAGCATAAAGTAAATGGTATCAGCTTTCAGGGCAAGCCTAAAAACAGCAAGCTCTATGCCAATATCCGTGCTGAGATGTTTTGGACCCTGGCCGACAAATTCAAGGCTGGGGAAATACAAATCCCGAATGACAAGTTACTTCTCAAGCAACTTACGGATATTAAAAAGAAACCCCTTAACCGGTATGACCAAATAATCATTGAGAGTAAAGACGAAATGAAGCAGCGGGGATTAAAAAGCCCCGATCGAGCCGATGCCCTAGCGCTTTGTTTTATGAACGCTCCGTCTAGAGAACCTTCAATAAGGTGGGTATAAAAGGGAGGGTAATATATGCGTTGGGAAATGCTTTTAACGACAACTTCGGCACTATCGCAGAAGCAATTGGATGAATTACAAGTATGGTGGTCTAAATATCATCTTACGATGCCTAATGCCGAACCCCAAAAACTAATTTTGCCTTTGGATAATCACTATATTGAATTTGAACTAAGGCGGGGATAAATGTCATTTTGGAATAGATTTTTGAAAGGTGCAAAAAGCTTTAGGGGCGGGTTTGTTTCCAGCCCTTGGATGGAAGCCCCCGATAGGGATACAAGGGGCTTTCTGGAAGCGTATGGCAGGATATATAGCTTATTTGGTATTTGCCTACGCAGGGCTACGGCGATTAGTGAAGTTAAATGGCGATTGTATAAAGTTGCTTCCAATGGAAACCGTACACTGATTCACGACCACCCGATATTAAGATTGCTTGACTTTGCCAATGAATTTCAGACGGGACAGGAAATCATTGAGCTCCACCAACTGCATTCGGATTTGGCAGGAAAAGCCTTCTGGTATCTTCCCCGAGGTCAATTAGGAGTTCCTACCGAGGTATGGCTATTGCCCCCCGACAAAATGCGGATAGTGCCTTCAGGAAAGGACTTTATCAAGGGTTATACCCTAACTATTGGAACTGAGAAGATACCCTTCACCAAGGACGAAATTATTTGGTTCCCCATGCCTGATCCCCTTAATCCCTATGGTGGGGTTGGATATGCACAGGCAGCGGCCATAGAGCTTGATTCTGAAGATTATGCTGGGCGATGGAATCGCAATTTCTTCTACAATTCGGCGCGAGCTGATGCTGTCTTGGAATACGAAGACAAGCTCACCGAGGAAGAGTTTGAACGTCTTAGAGAACAATGGGGGTCTAAATATGGGGGATTAAGCAAAGCTCATCAAGTTGCTATTTTAGAAGGTGGAGTTAAATACAAACAGATTCAGGTTGCCCAGAAAGACATGGATTTCCCACAACTACGCAAACTAAGCAGGGAAAATCTATTATTTACCTTTGGGATGCCCCTATCGGTGATGGGTATTACCGAAAATGTTAATCGTGCCAATGCTGAGGCTGGCGATTATCTTTTTGCCCGGTGGATAGTAAAACCAGCCCTAACTAGGATTAAAAACAAATTAAACGAACAATTAATACCTATGTTTAGGACTGGGGTTAAGGTAGAGCTCGATTTTGATGAAGTTGTGCCGGAAACAGTTGAACAAAGGCGAATAAGTGCCGAATCTGGTGTTAAGGCAGGGTATCTTACTATCAATGATGGCAGGCAAATGACTGGGTGGGACCCAATACCTATGGGCGACCAGTTACTTCTCCCAATGAATTTATTCCCGACACCGGTTAAGGGGGAAAAAGCATTCACTAAGAGCTTTACCGAAGAGCACAAGGAAGCCTGGTGGCGGGCTTATGCCCAGAAAACCGAGGGACAAGAAAAGCCATTCAAATCAATTCTAAAGAAACTATTTGATGACCAGGCTGATGAGGTAGTGGGAAAACTTAATGGTGCTACTAAGCCCGAAGATGCTTTATTTAACGAAGATGAGGCAGTAAAAACCTTTGATAAGGTATTCAAGCCCCTTATTACTGATGTATTTGAGAGTGCTAGCGAAGAAGCCATGAAACAATTCCCATTAGATGCCGCAGCCTTGGCGTGGATTGCTAAAAGGTCATTGTCCCTTGCCAAGATGGTAAATGGGACTACTGAAGAGCAATTAAGGGCAGTTTTAGCCGAAGGCTTTGCCGAAGGCGAAAGCATCCCCAAACTAACAAGGCGGATAAGGGGATTCTACGAAAACGGTTATGAGTGGCGGGCACCTTTAGTAGCCAGAACAGAAGTAATTGCTGCCTCCAACGAGGGGGCATTGTGGCGATATGAACAGGAGGGGGTTGAAAAGTCAGAATTCTATGCTGCTCTAGATGAAAGAGCCTGTGATGAATGTATGGGTTATCATGGCAGCACTTATCCCACAGGGGATTGTCATGGAATGATACCAGTGCACCCGAATTGCAGATGCACTTTTATACCAGTCGTATGAGGAGGTTAAATTATGGCTGAAATGATTTATAAGGTCTTGGATGATTGCGAAGTCAAGAAGTTAACAGAAAGGGAATACGAATTCACTGCATCCACTTCAATTCAGGATAGGGACGGGGAGGTGATTGAAGCACTCGGCTGGGATTTGAAGAATTTCAAGAAGAATCCCGTCATTATGTATGCACATGATTACCGTAGCCTGCCCATAGGGAAAGCACCCCGGGTATGGGTTTCAGACGGTAAGCTAAAAAACACGGTTGAGTTCCCCCCTGAAGGCACTTATGAATTCGCCGACATTGTGGAGAGGCTTGTTGGAACCGGCTATCTCAAAACAGAATCGGTGGGCTTTATCCCTAAGAAGTGGGAAGACGGTGATGGGGAAAAGGCACCAAGGCGAACATATACCAAGCAAGAACTATTGGAAATTTCCATTGTGCCAGTGCCCTCAAACCCTGACGCCCTCCGTAATGCAGTAGATGAGGGGGTGATTACCACCAAGGAACTAGAAACCATAACCAAGCCTGAAGAGACAGATGATTTTATTCATATTCCAGTACGGGAATGCAATATTACTGCCACCATAGACATTTCCGAGAAAGAGGGCATTAAGGCCAAATATTGCGGTAAGGAAAAGCAAGTTGGCACTTATATGTTCGA